CATCATTTGCAAATTCGTGTAAGAATTCTTTATGTTTTCCATCCAATGTGATTGAATTTTTCTTATTTATATTGATTTTTTTAGCAGTTTTTGGTTTAAATGAGGGCATTCTATTTTAAATCTATTTATTATATTTGTTCTATTTATTATAATTCATTAATTTGTTTAACTTATTATTTAGCAAAAATATAAAAATATATAAATAAATTTGCCGTAAAAAATATAGTATTTAAATGTCCAAATATCTATAATAAATGAATGTAATGGATGTAAATATAAATATAGAAAATAAAGAAATTCAAGTAACAAATATTAAATTTCAAAAAATGCTTCTTATTTATAATGCTTTAGAAGAAGGTTGGACAGTACATAAAAAAAAATCTGCTTATATTTTTTGTAAAAAACACGAAGGGAAAAAAGAAATACTTTTAGATTCATATTTGACACAATTTATGAAGTCAAATTTTGATATTAATAAATTACTTTCATAATAATATATTTATTTACACTCTTGAAGATTTAAAACCACGCCTTTCGGTGAAATTAAAAATTATTTATTGTATTATATATATATAGATGACAAAAAATTAATTCATTTTTAATTATATTATGAATTATGGGGTATTTTATAATAATATTTATAATATTTATAATATTTATAATATTTTGTAATTAAAATATTATAAATAATAAAAATTAATTAAATTTAGTTTTCAAATTTTTTTTCTTTAGCAATAATATAACACAAATGGGTGGTGGACTTATGCAACTAGTCGCCTTGAATCCGCTATAGGGCGCAACAGTCAGGTGCTGTTATGGTTTCGCATCTACCATAATGGGTAAACACTGTAAAATGTGATAATTATAAACCAAAATTAACATAACCACCTAAAAAATATGTTAATGTTATTGATATATAATTAATATAACTGGCTAGTGAATAATTACGAAACAATATAATGATATATAATTCATTTATGTAAATTATTTGCGACATTCTCAAATTGCGGGAAAATCCTTAGAGTCTTAACTACCAAATCATGATTGAATGGAAAACAACATGATGGCCCCGAATAATACTCGGTAGCATAAAAGGGTATGGTAAAAATGTTAAGAATTGGACAATCCGCAGCAAAGCACCCTCCAAAATTATTACGGGTGAATGTTCAGAGACTAAATGGGAATGGGGTGCAGTTGCAAAATACTGCATCTTAAGATATAGTCCAGCCTTTTAGGAAACTTAAAGGACCAACTGATGGCGCACAAGACGTTTACCTTACTGGAAATCCTCAAATCACCTTCTGGAAAGTTACATACAGACGATACACTAACTTTGCTATTGAATCAATTGAGCAAACATTTAACGGACAGGCCGATTTCGGTCGTCGTGTCCAATGCACAATTAGCCGAAATGGTGATCTTTGCTACCGCACCTATCTTCAAGTAACAGTTCCTGAAATTAATCAACTTATGGGTAATGGTACCACATACAGCCAAACTTCACAAAATGTTGGCGTTTATGCCCGTTGGTTAGATTTTCCCGGAGAGCAAATTATTGCACAGGTTGAAGTTGAAATTGGTGGTCAAAGAATTGATCGTCAATACGGTGATTGGATGCACATTTGGAACCAACTTACCATGACCGCAGAACAACAACGCGGTTATTTCAAGATGATTGGTAATACCACTCAACTTACTTTTATCACTGATCCATCTTTTGCTGATGTTGATGGACCTTGTGATTCTCAAGCACCACGTCAAGTGTGTGCTCCTCGTAATGCTCTTCCTGAAACAACCCTTTACATTCCACTTCAGTTTTGGTTTTGCACCAATCCTGGTCTTGCATTGCCTTTAATAGCTTTGCAGTACCACGAAGTAAAGATCAACCTTGATATTCGTCCAATTGATGAGTGCTTATGGGCAGTCACCACATTGAGTTGCGGAAACGTAGCTGGAACTACCAACTCCACCAGTTCTGGACGCCCAGTCCCTGCCACTATTGCATACAATCAGTCCCTTGTAGCAGCATCTCTTTATGTTGACTACGTGTTTTTGGATACTGATGAAAGACGTCGTATGGCACAGAACCCTCATGAATACCTCATTACCCAGCTACAATTCACTGGTGATGAGTCTGTCGGTTCATCTTCAAACAAGATTAAATTGAATTTCAATCACCCAGTAAAGGAACTTATTTGGGTAGTCCAACCAGATCAGAACGTTGATTATTGTTCATCACTTGCTTGTGATGCTCTTCTTTTCAAGGTTCTTGGTGCACAACCTTTCAACTACACTGATGCAGTTGATGCTCTTCCCAATGCAATTCACGCATTCGGTGGACCTCAAGAACTTGCCGGAGGACCTTCTACTAATGGACTTTTATATAATGAAAATGCATTTATTGATGCCAATGGTCTTTTTGAGCAAGCTGGAGCTTTAGATAGTATAGCTCCTGGTGGCTTTACTGGATATTGGCACGGAGCTAGTAACCCATATGACGAAGCCAATCTTGGTGGACCTAATTTGACCTATCCAGATGCTGGACACGGTGCAGGTTTAGGTAATCCAACCGTTGGTGCTGCACTTAATGAAGGTTCCACTGTTTCTGATGCTGGAACTTTCGTTTTGAGTGAAACCTCTCTTGACATGCATTGTTGGGGACAGAATCCTTGCGTTACTGCCAAATTACAGCTTAACGGACAGGATCGTTTCTCAGAGCGTGAAGGAACATACTTCTCGTGGGTACAACCTTACCAATCACATACGCGTAACCCTGATGAAGGTATCAACGTGTATTCCTTTGCATTGAGACCTGAGGAACATCAGCCCTCTGGCACGTGCAACTTTTCACGAATTGATAATGCAACATTACAGTTGGTTCTTTCAAATGCTACAGTTGAAGGTACCAAGACTGCAAAGGTGCGTGTTTACGCAACAAATTATAATGTTTTAAGAATTATGTCGGGCATTTTCGGATACATGCAACAATATACATTGTTGCAAATAATCTCCTGTGCTCAACAGTTGGCTGCCATACTAGATATTTGTTTCCTAGTATGGATAAACAGTGTAAAACAAATATGTAATTACAATAAAATTACATTATATAACCAGCTAGTCTCTTTCTGACTATTTAGTCAAAAGGAGGCAACATTTCTAAATTGCAGGAACATCCTTAGAGCCTTTTCTACTACTTTGCTATATGAAAATACAGCAAATACTCGGGGTAATGACCCAGAGCATAGTAATAACGAAAAGGATTGGACAATCCGCAGCCAAGCTCCTAAATGCGATAATGCAAGCACACGGAGAAGGTTCAGAGACTATAATGGAATGGGTTTGAGAAAGCTAGCAACTTTCAATGATAACTTAAGGGATAGTCCAGCTTGTTAGTCAAAGCTAATAAGACCCAAACTGGGGAGGTTTGGCGTACTCGAATTAAACATCATACAAAGTGTTATTTTATATTTTTGTCTATAACTTTTAAAATTAGATAAATTTTTATAATGTGTAAAAAACATTATAAAAATAAAATTGAAAACAATTACACCTTTTCTCATTTCAAACGCCCAAGAACGACTAAAGGTCGTTCAGGGTGGATGCGACGAAGTCGCATTTTACCCATTTACAGAGCAAAAAATAAGAAAAAAATGTAAAATCAATAGTAGGAATTTCACCTACGATGGTCTTACTTTTTTCTCTTCCTTTTGAGTATTTGAAGAGGTGAAAGACGAAATTTGAAAACATAATTGAGTTATTTCTTTCGATGAAAGGACACTTTTTTTATTTTTCGTCGGGATTCTTTCTTCGGTATCTTTCTTTTTCTTTTTATTGTTTTTCTTTTTATTGTTTTTCTTTTTATTGTTTTTCTTTTTATTGTTTTTCTTTTTTTGGAACTTCCACCCAATACCAAATCTTTAAATACATGGGTTAAAAATTCGCCGTTGGCTTCATCTTGTATGATTTTTTCAGTTGTTTCATCTACTGGAAATTTAGCATCAAGAAATTTTTGTCTTGCAAATTTAATATAATGTTCTTTTCTACCATCAGAATCCATACTTTTTATTGCCGCATCTTCCAAATATGTATCACACCATAATTTAGTTATTTCATTAATGTCTGGTGGTTCAAATAATTCATTTAATTTATTAAACAATTCATTACAATTCTCTTTATCTGGACACGCATTCTTCGTCGCTGTATATAACACCATTGGAAATCTTTCTACTATTCCTTTGGGACAAGTCATTCCATCATCTCCTTCATACGCATGATAACAATCTTGAATAAAATTAGTAATATAAATTCTAATAAATTCGGGGTCTTGTTTTAAAACAAAATCTATTGTTTTCCCTGCCATAATTTTATATTCGTTTATACTAGAAATCTCAGTAGCACTAGAAAATTTATTTAAAATTGCGTTCAGTTTATCTATTAGTTTTTTTTGTTCATTTTTTGGAAATTCATCATTTATAGATTTAATTAGTTTGGGACGAATATACTCAGTAATATTTTCAAAATTTGCATATGTTTCATCTGACTTATCCACAATCTCATTTATTATTTCAAAATATTTTGGTATTTTACTTTGGAATTTTCCGTATGCATTATG